CACAATTGCGTCGGTGCACTCGGTGGCGTCACCGCGGGGATAAAAGAACCAGATCTCATTATACCGGGGCACTTTGGTGGCCCATACCTTTTGGCGCTGTACGAAGTTGAGGTTATCAAATAGCCAGTTTACGTTTTTATCATTTGGCAGTACAGAGACCGCACCATTGTATTGGTAAAAACGGTCGACACCCATCCAGTAAAATATACCATCCATCTCAACAAAGCACGAGGATGATATGGTAGAGATCTGGCTAGAAATAATATCATAGCGCCAGTACAGCGGGGTAGTTCCAGTAAACGAGACACGGATCAAGCTATCGGTTGCCCAGAATAATCCAGACGGTGAGTTAGTACCACCACGCACCGGTATACCCTTAACAATCTTAGACGAGGCCATGTTGACCTGGTTAGCCGTTGGCCCGTTCCAGTCAGTAATTGTCTGTGTGTTGTAGTTTGCTAAGGTTGTGTTTGTGTCTACGTGGTTGTTGGCAATAAATCCATCTGAACCGTACACAAATGTGAAGGGGTACAGCACACACACGCCACCATCTACCGTGATTGGGCGATAGGTTGGGTTTTGTCCGCCAGTGTCTGCCAGCCCATAAAAGTTCCACTCGTTTAGCGCATCTGGCAATAACCCACCAGTTAATACTTGGGTTTGTATGGCATTGTCAATGTTTACTAAATTACGCCCTGGGTGAGCTAATACTTGTAGTGATCCACCGGCGGGGGAGTACTGTAAATCAAACTGCCACAACAAAGTTGGATCTGGTGTAAACGTTACGTCATACAACGCCACGGTTGTTGGTGTTCCCGTAATGCTTGACGTTGTTACAATCACCGTCGTGTTTGGCGCGGTATATGACGAGCTAATAACCGTGGTTGCCGTGGTGGGGTCATCGTCAAATATAACCTCCATATTGGCAGGAAACGCTGCGGTGACATCGGTCGCCACAACAAATTGGCTAACCGTATTTGATACTAAGGTAAACGGTGAGTAACCAGGTAAAATATTTGCAACAAGCGGACCACTACCAACGCCGAACGTAGTGCCTGTTGTAAATACTTCTAGACCATATTGATTACCAACAAATACGTAGTTAACGCCGTTAAAAGAGTTGGATATCATACCGCGAGGGATGCCGGTAAACGTGGCAAACAGCTCACGGTAGCCACCCATTTTTCTAGGTGTACCACGTTGAAAACGGCACCATTCTCCGTCACTAAATTCGCGTGACTCAAATATTGTGCCGTCTCGTTTTATGCCAGGCTGAACGCCAAGCGTGTAGACCAGATTATACTGATCTGGTAGCTTGTTTTCTCCAGCCATTAGAACGTCCCGCCACCAATTAATCCTGCGTTAAATGTTGCCGGTGTTGACACCTGTGGACTTAGCGTGTTGGTGTTATCAATGTCTAACATAAGTATTGAGTTTGCTGAAAACCCTAAATTATTTGTGCCAACTAAATACATACCAGTATTGGTATCATTTGTAAAAGAAAAGGACGGCGCTGCGGCAGAGCCGTTGTCTGCGTAGTAAACTCCAACAGTTGTCTGGCTGATAACGTATAGCTGGTTACCATCACTCAAAGCTAAAATAACACCGCCGTTAGCTAATGGAATTGGTGTCTGCAAACTACCAGATATTTGGAATGTTACATTGTATCCAGTTTGTCCTGTATTGTTTACTAACACATACAATTGAGTTGTTGCTGGCAGTGTTACATCTAAGTCAACCGAACGAGTACCAGCTAAAGCAACATAGGTTTGAATAATTGGTGCGTATGATACTAAGCTAAAAGTATTACCAACAATAGAGTCTACGTCGTATGTCGCCGACGTAAAGGTTACGTTTGATGGGACAGACAATCCAACAGTGAAGAAGTTACCAGTAGATTGCTGGAATAAAATAAAGCCAGATTCGGATGGGTTGACAGTGATGGTCGACAGACTGTCAATTGTTGACGTGCCCTGCGGCGTAACTGTAATTGCGCCCGTGCCATTATTTCTAAACGCAATGTACCAACCACCACTTAAACTAGCTGCCGTAGGTAAAGTAAACGTGCCGTTACCGCCCGTCCAAACAAATGTAGAGGCACGGCTTGCGTCTGTAATTGATGGGGTTGATGACACAGACACAATGTTTTGTGTAGTGTTTAGTTTGCCAGCAAGCGCTACCAAACCAGCGCCGGCCAACGACGCTGCATCGGCAGATGATGTACCGGCGCCAAAGGTTACGTTTTGCCAAACACCTGCGGATGTTGTGTTATCAGATAGGTAGAAGTATTTAGATACGCCGGCGGCGATTGAGACCGACCCAGTACCATCAAAATCCTCAACCGTAAATGTGTTTGCACCAAAGTTACGGATTAAAATGTCCGAGCCAGTTGTTCCTTGATTGCCCTCTGGTAATGAAATAACCAATCCAGATGTGGACGGTGTGGCGTCAATAATACGGGCCGCTGGAACTTGTTGTGGGTTTACAACGGCAGGCCAGTAGAGTTGTACGTTTGCACTAAAGTTAAGCTCGTAGTACGATACGTCCGTTGGCTGGACAACTGTTCCGGTAAATGGTGATGTATAAATTGGCATAGTTTAGGGTTCCTGAACCGTTGTATTTCTGTCAATCCGGCGGGAGTTATCTTCCTTCTTAAGCGCTGCCAGTGACTCGGTGTAGTATTGCTTCCACACAGGCAGCTTGTCTAAGGCTTTTAAATAGCCTTGTGCCTGTAATAAAGTACCAAACAACATCGCCTGCGGGCACTCGCGCGTGAACAAGTTAGTCTGGTTAGATGTATCTAATGGCTGGATCAAACTGTAGTAAATAATTTCTACTGGGTAGTCATCGTCTGGTTTTGGCGCAAAGTTCCAGTTGTTGTAGTCATACTCGCCGTAATACTTTGGCAGACCATTAGCAGACTCTGATTGGTACTGTGCAATGTAATCCTGTGAGCGTAACAACACAGGCGCGCCGTTTACCTTCATCGAAACAGTTTTACGCCAGCGTGCTGGTTTAGCTAATACATCTTGGTTAGTTGCCAATGTGGTCTCTACCACAGTTAACTGCAGTAGCGATTTTAATTCGGCGGCAATAGCTGCCTCGGCCAAACCAATTAGGCTAGGGATCTGTGCAACAAACCCGGCGTCGTCACGTTCCATGTAACGCTGGACGTCATCCACCAGGTTGTTGTAGGTCATTACGTATGCGCCGCTCATCGTGTATAGTAGCTGTAGTTAGGTTGGAAGTAAATTGGCGACTTGTCGCGCTCTTCTTGTGCCGCGTCGTACTCTAGCTTAGTGGCCTGCGCCTCTAAGTACTGGATACGCGCTAGGTCAATCTGTGGTAACTGCATCGCCAGTTTATGTGACAGTGACGCCTGGACGGAGCCAATCCAACGGTTTGGTACATATAACTCATTGGTTAACGAGCCAACGTCTTGCATTTCTCTTTCAATAATTAGCTGGAACATCTGGAAGTCATTGTTTGGTACGGGCCATAGATACATTGAGGGCACAATGGTACGATCAAACCAATATTGTAATGAACGTACCGATGGGAACTGTTTGTTTGGTAGGTTCCAGTAGTCGTCACGATTTAGTCGTGCCAATGGAATAACCTGTTGGCTCGTTGAGAACACAATCTGGCGAACTGTAAATGTAGTTGCCACCGTCTCACGCAGACGATAAAAATAATGGTTGGGTGTGGTGCTAATGTTGAAGTAAGCCCACTCACGATCTTTTAATGTAGTTTCTGGTAACTGCTCGACCGTGGTCCAGGTTACACCATCATCACTAACTTCGTACGCAAAATTGTAAGTTGTAGTACCACCACCAGACGCGTAGCCATTAAAGCCGACATAAAAGACTGGGAGGGCGTCTTGGTACTCAAGACCAAAAAAATTTGCACCAATGGTTGAGGTTGCTGTGATATCAAGGTTTTGATCAAAGGCTGCGGGGGAGTCAGGGTTGGCTGTTGGTAGATATTCAGCGGCCTCTGAGTTAATAATATAGACCCAGTTTGATTCACGTACGTCAATCGTGCCGGGGGGCAGGATGAGCTGTTGCTGTGCTGTGACGGCGCCGCACAGATAGTTCTCTAGCAGCCACAAGTTAACGCCACGGTTAGACATGTTTTGCAGGATATAGAACAATGCCTGCTTACCTGCCTCGATATACTCGGGCGTGATTTCTTCTGCCGTTTTACCAGCATCACGATATGCGTACGAGATCAACTGATCTACGTTGATCTTGGTCTGGTTAGTTGTACCAGAGTAAGCCATAAATTAACGTCCTCTGCCGGATGCGCGTTTAGTTACTTTTTGTGGTAGATTTGGTTTTGCCTTACCGGCCTTAATAAACTCTTTGCCAACCTTCTTGGGGATGCCAAGGGTTGACTTACCAGCTGCTGCGGCGTACATTGCCTTCTGTTGCTGTTTAGACTCTATTGGCATATTAGCAGGCCTTAGCCTTTCCGCCCTTTTTCATGTAGCTGTATTCTTTTTTAGCGTCGGGCTTTAAAATTGGCTGCTCTGGTGCAGACTTATCGCCTTTACGTAGTAACATATCTTTAAACTTTTTAACTGGGCCCGTAATCATACCACGAGTCGCGGCATTTTCTTCCTTGGCTAGTTCATCTGTTATTTGCTGTGGTAGTTTGCCAGCAGGCATACGGGCACGCTCTTCATCCGTTACCATGCCGCCGGCGTTATACTTTTTTACTTTACCACCTTTTTTAGCGTAGCCCATTTTGTTACGGACGTTGGTTGGGAGTTTGGCCAGGCCAGGGTTCTCTTCTGCGTCGACAGATTTTAACGAGCCACCCTCAGCACACTTTTTTACATTGCCACCCTTCTTCATCATTGGGGGCATCATACCCATATCTGGCGCTGGCTCGGCGATGTTTGACATGGCTGGCTTAATCGCTGCCTTAGATGGGGCCGCTGCCTTTTTGGTTTTGGTGAGCTTGATCTTCTGGATGTCTTTAATATCTGCGGCATCCTTCTTCATTTTAATAGAACCGCCCGCTTGGTAGCGACCAACGCAGCCGCCTTCTTTCTTCATGCGACCGCCCTTGTTTAATTTTTTAAGGTCTGTCTTTTCGCCCTCGTGTGACTGCTTGTCGTGCATGGCAAACGCCTTCTTGACAATCTTTTTGTCTTTGGCGATGTCTTTGCTCACCTCTGACTTTTCAGAGTGGCGTGACTTATACTTAACAGCGCCGCCTTCTTTGAAGCACTGCATCTTTGGTGATGATTTAAAGCCGTCCATGTTGGTTCCTTCAGGTTAATGGTTCTATATCTACTAATGCAAAATAAGGGGTGTTTACGCCCCGGCCAAGAACAGCGAGCGCTCTATTTGTCTACGCTTTTTAAGGACCGGCGGGGTGCTCCAGTTAAGGAACGCGTCGCCTGCCTTGTGCACGTTGCCGTCGTTAAAGTGCTTAACTACCTCAGAGCGGGCCATGTTGTCTGGGCCAATGTTATGGCATAGGCTCATCAGGGCGTCAATCTGGTGCCTCTTAGGAGTGCTGTTTAAAGCCGATTCTAGGGCCGTAGAGCACTTTTCTAGGTCCCGGTGTAGGATACCTATCACCTCGGCCTCAGAAAGCTCCCTATGGAGCAAATGGGCGTCCTTTTGGCGTATTAGGTGCCCCACGCCAGTCGTCCACTTACCGCCGGCATCTTGGTAGGCGCGGTAGCGCTTTCCTTCAAAGTGTTCAATTAATTCAACGGTTGAGTCAGCAACCCACTGGAATGGGGTGCTGGCCACGGCCCATTTAGCTAGGGGGTCGTGAAAACACACGCCCCAGACAAGCGCAATCGCGCAGGCGTACACCGCCAGGTGATGTCGTAACATAGAGT